CATTCAGTATGGCCATGGGTTTTTCAACTAGTATTCTGTCACCGTTGGTGCTGATAGCACGAAATAGAAAAGAGCTTCCTGTGATGTTGACAGGTTTTTCTTGTTGATTAATGAACTCAAATAACAGCACATTGTCAACGCCTTTGTTTATGGTTAGCGATTTTGCGTACACGGGATCATACCTATAGATAAAAGTTTCGCCGGCACCTGTGTCCATGAGTAACACTCGCGTGATTTGCTGATAGATATAGGCTTGGGTAGAATACATACAACATATTTAGTGCCTTTGGAAACCAATGTCAAAATGGTCTGGTAAATATCCTTAGACATGACAAACGATTTCATTGAAAAATTAGCTGAAAAATACCCATTTATCACCTTGTGTGTTTATGCCTCAACCGAGTATGTGGGCATTGTACAAAATCAAGACGATGCAATAACTACCATCTACGATTTTGGTGCCATAGCAGATGCTGAATTAAAGCGTCATTTTTTAGAGTTGGCCAATGTCTGGTGGTGGGAAAGTAATCGCAGCGTCCCCATCAACATATTCCTCAAAGGCCAATGGGACCCTTTCAAACCTTATCTTCGAACTTTTACCAACAAAGATTTAGAAATACTACACGGTCCTGTTTGCAGTCTAAGCGAGATGAGCCGTAAGAAAAGCAAACGCAAGTCAATTACCTTGGTTCGGCGAGTTGATTGACGAAATAATCTGCTATCGATTGCATGCCAGCCCGATCTGGATGGGTTTGCTGACCAGTCAACGACAACATGTCGAAATTTAAAAAATTCAATACATTTGGATCAGCAGTTAGCCACTGGTAAAACGGATCATTGATATTTAATTGACTTTTAAAGTCGGCTGGTCCGGCATATACCAAATATCGAATGTTGTTTAGTTTAAAAAAAGAAACAAGCCCTACTAATCTGGAAAATAACTCTGCGTCAATTGCATTGGGTTTTTGTAATACAGTGTGAATTTTTGCATACTGTTTTACTTCATCGGGCCAATTTTCGTCGTCGCCTGGCTTGAGAGATTCAAACGTGTCCCTGGCCGGAACAAAGTCGATTCCAGTATTGACTTCTCCATATTTCCAACGGTTGGAGACATCGGGAGTGCCGGCATATTCGAATCTTTCCTTAAATGTCAATTGAATCATAGCAACAATTGGTTTGTTACGTGTCAAAAGATCAATGCAGTCTCGCATGGCACAGCGAATAATTTTACTATTACACGAACCCGGCACAGCACGATCGACTACTTGCCAACCAAAGTGTTTGCCAATCAACAATGGATATCGATACCATCTTGGCAAATTCCAATTGGCTGTAAAACTGCATCCGTTACTGTATAAGATTGTCATTGGTTGATTAAATTCATGTGCAATGCTACCAAGGCTGCATAGCCAATGGCATGTGCATGTTTGAACACAAATCCACGGCTGTTGTCGCCATCCCACACTGATTCAAAAACTGCAGTCCATGACCGGTTTTGCAAGTGAGCTTTGCCAGGACGGATAATACTGATAAAAGCTGCCATTCTGGGAATTGAATCCGGTTGCATAGTGTTTAATAACTCTGTGTAGTTGCCCACGTGAACCAGTTGTTGGGCCCACTTGGCATCTGTCCATAGTCTTTCCCAGGGCGGGTCTTTGAACAGCATCTCTTGATAGTGTTCTGGACCAGTGATCAACTGATAGACCGACATGTTCAACAGGTCAATTTTAAAATAGCCCAACTGTTCGGCCTGTTCATAGTCTATAGCTGCACAAGCATTGACAGGATCGTAAGGAATGTCTGTTGCATATACACCCGAGTTATGCCTACGCACTTGTCCTTGATGTAATTGTCGCGCAGGCGTAGCGTGAATCAACTGTAACAGCTGATCTCTGTCAGCTAGATCAATGTCAATGTCTGCGTTCATTACCAACCTGCTTTTGTTAATATGTCTCGAGCATACTCTTGGTCTGCCGGATAGTCTTGAAATTTCTTCATCCAGAAGTCAGCATCAATGTAGGGCCATACCATCGAAACCTGTGTAGCATCCAGTTCGGCCAGGAACTTCTGACCACTTTCGCTGTTGTAAATGATCCATGGACTAATCCGGCCAGTGGTCACAGCATACACCATGGCGTTGGTATTGCCATAGCGCAGGCAATCTTCTGCTGGATGCCCACTTTTCTCACTCCAGTCAATGCCAAACTCCATAGCACGGGCCAAGGCATCGTTTATATTTTCCACACGTAGATAGTCAGTTAGATACTCTGTGTATACGGTATCTTTACACCAATGGTCGATCTTCTTGTTTTGTTTCAGCACCCATTTGACAAACTGTTCTGGATTGACTGCACGAATGTCTACACAGTAGCGACCAAATTTTACAAAAGCCTTGTAATACGGACTGTCGGCAAAGTCTTCGAATGTTTTTAATCGAGCCGATCCTTGTGTGAGTTCATAGAATTTAAGATAAGCATTGAACCCAATACGCACACCTGCTTCGTTTTGTTCCTGCCTGCGACGGCGCGGCTCACACGAATGCACTGCAAGACTGGACTCTTTGACAAAGTCTTTCTTACAATACTGACAGGTATAAGGCATGTTTGTTTATATACTCAACTAAAAATTTATTCAACGGGGCATGTTCGCCTGGCAACACATGTCTGACCCCGGAAGCATGTTTAAAATCTTCGGGTGAAAATTTTACATTGTTATCCGCTTGCCAAGGAATGGCCGCCCACTTCAGCCCATCAATGATATTGACACAGTTTTTTAACGGTGCAAATTTTGAATGGTCCAACTCAGAGTCATATACATCATCGGGTTGACGGAATACCAAAACTCGATGTCCTCTATGCAGCAGATCTCCGATCATGCTGGTCAACGAATACATCAACTGTTCAAGTCGATCCACTACTGTAGATATATCAGTTCTATTTTTTAAGTCCATGTATTTTTTACTGTTCGACTCTGTCCAATATGACGCAACTTTGTCATTACCCGGGAATTGAAAATGTTGTGTGCTTAACCACCGACCTTCAAATGGATCTTCTTTGGCATTGATTGGCAATTCACCACGAGATAAAAATGTCAACCCAATTATGTACAAAGTTTTTTCTGTTGTTTGATACGAATCCTTTAACGTAGTACGCATTATTCGACTATTACACGACCCTGGGATTGCCAAGTCTAGTGAAGTTGTGATATTTAATCTGGTGGCTAAATCCAGATGTCCATTTCCGTTACTGTACGCTGACATGTAACTGCATCCATTGACTACCAACCTTGTCATTTCTTTGTGTCCTCTCCACTGGCTTTTAAGAACTCTTCTATATCTCGTTTGGTATTGATTCGGGCCATTAGATCCAATTCGTCATCTCGAAGATGCGGATACAGCTCGGCCAATTGTTTACGTATACCGCCAGGTTCCTTTTTCTTAGGAGCAATCCACTGATGCCGTTGTGTACCTAGCCCAGGACTTACAGAAGTAGCACACAGCCATTGTAATTTTGGGTGTCGATTTATGTTAAAAAAATGTTTGTTGAGTCGTTCGTTGGTTGAGATCAAATAGAATTCTTGCAGATCTCTGCTGCCTTGCACACTTGAACCATATCTGATCATCAAGAAGTTGCTGAACTTTTTGCGTTCTTCAGGTGTTAGTTCGTCGTAAAATGTTCGATCCTTGCGATCGAACACTGCCATCTCATTGTTGATACTGAGTTTATCCATTACCAGGCCAGGTTATAGTTTACCACTTCACAGTTGCGGCTGATGTCTTTGACAAAATACACACATTCGGGTTCGTTGCCTTCGCTGATGGGCACACACAACATCTGACCATTCTTTAGTTTAGGAGCATACCACGACACTTCTTGATATATGTCAATGATCTCAATGTCTGGAAAGCTAGGACGGAAGCTGCTGAGTGGGTTAAACTGGAATGCTTTGAACCCACGATCATTTACACTGGTCAAGGGCAACACTTCAAGATCGCCAATATCAGGTTCGCCAATCAAGATCTGCCAGTCAACTGGCATGCGAATACGATTTTTACCGATACGTAATACCAAAGCCGGAGCGGTAAAACTTTCCAAGAAGATCAGGGGAATATAGTGATAGTCAGGATCTTTGGGGTCGCTGTTGTCAAAAATAGCAAAGTGCATGTCATCTACTTCTTCTGGCAGATGATCCAAGTCAAAGGGTTGGTTGTCTAGTGTAAGTATTCTCATAATAGTATTGTATATTTTTAAATTCAAATTGTCAAGAGTTATACACGACTTAGCATTACACCAGTGTAGCGAATTGTGGTAGTTATACTAAATCCAAACTGTTGTAAATACGGAACCACTAGCCCACATTTTCCGTCCCATTTGCCATCAATTCGAAACGTATCATCGCACAACACTGTGGCCGAGTCAGACAACCAGGGCAATAAATTCATGGCCTGGGCAAGATGTTCTTGTTTAGAATTTTCGTTGTTCATTTCAATATCAAACTTTTCTTTATATTCTTCAATTTGACGATAAACCCAGTCCGGTGTTTCTGTGGGCCAGTAGTTCCAATCAAAATTGTCTAGATACAACAAAGATATTTTTTTGCCTATGTCAGGAGGGTATTTTGCTTTTGTCCACCTAGATCCTTTACCAGTATGCCACACAATCGATGGGTGGTCAAATGCATTTGCTTTTTGTTTGTCCAGGTCCACTGTGTGCAACACAGTTCCAAATTTTTGAGCTAGGTCGGCCAAAAATTTAGTGCTGCCTTCTCCGCGGTCGCTGCCTATTTCAACAAAAATTGAATCAGGTTCTATTTGTTGCAGATTTTTTGCTAGATTAAAAGTTGTGCCCATATTATTTCCACTCCAACTTTTCCTGTGTGAAGGGATAGTTGGCTTCTTTATAAAACTGCTTGCGCTTAGTCAAATGACGTTTGGCAAATCGACAAGTGCTGGTTATGTCCCAGATCTCTACATGATCTTTGTCTTCGGCTTTTCTAATACCACGTCCAATAGATTGAATAACGCGGACAAAGCTCTTTCCGGGTTCCACAAGAACCAAATTAAAGATCCTAGGAATATTAATCCCCACAGCGGCCACACCGTAAGTCGCCACAATAATTTTCCCAGTGCTTTCAGCCACTTCATCGTATTCATCTTGTCTTGCCTTTGCTTTTGTAGATCCACTGACCATGACCGCATTGTCACCTAGGCGATCTAGTATACCTTGGCCAGCAGCAATTCGGTCAACCAGCACAAGTGTGTTGCCTGTTAGATTAACTTGTCGAACCAAGTCAGCAATGGTATCTAGTCTGTCGGGTTCCTCTAACAAGAACTTCAACTCACTTTGATAGTTGGTAAATTCTGCATGATCAACCAACTGCACAATGTTCACATGACACTGTGCCAACACACCTTGACTTTGTAGTTCACTGGCACTAAGTCGACCAATAACTGGACCCAGACTGCATTTGAGTGCTTGTGATTCAAACGGTTCTTTGGGTATGGTTCCGGTGAGTCCCCAACGCAGAGGAACTCGACTCATTACACCTGTGAGCAGGCTCTTGAGTGCGTCGGCCTTGGCCATGTGTACTTCGTCCACAATAACACATACTACATCTTCTAAAAACTCACCTATGGTACAATCGCCTACTCCGTTCTTGGTATTTTTTAATAGAACATTTAGACTTTGCCAGGTGCAGATGGTGTGCTGTCGTCCCCACTCTTTGCGATCGCCAAAGTAAACACCCACATCCTGTTGCATGTTGATGTAGTCTTTTTCTGTCTGTGTCACTAGACTCTTGTTGGGCACAATCACAATGGTCCTACCATACGGTGCCACGGCATTGCTCAGTGCCGCTGTGATCACAGTCTTGCCTGCACCGGTGGCAATTTCTTGAATACATTGTGGATTTTCAAGGAAATTATTAATGATGTCAACTTGGTAGTCACGCAACTGCATGGGTTGCCCTTCCATCGGGTGACCTTTGGGCCAGACAATGTGACTGAATGTTTGTTCAGTCACTGGCTCAAATGCAAAATTAACCGAGTAGTTTCGCTGATCATCCAGATCAATATCATAGTTGAACTTTTCCAGTATAGGAACAATCTCTGGTAGCAGGTTTACATAAGTAGTACCACCCAGTTGAAAATAACTGACCTTACCATCCCAACGCCCGAGTCTAACCGCTGGCAAGTAACGAGCGCCTGGGACATCGTACTTGAATGCTGTGACCAATGCACGACGAGCATCAAGCTCAAGGCCTTCAATTTTGA